ATGGAGGTCTGTCGAACTCGTGGAGATAAACCGTTTCGCCTATGCAGAACTTGGCCTCAAGTTTTACAGTCATTTCAATTCTCCTTCATATTCTGGGACAAATACGTTTTGACCATGCAATCATTCAGCATCGGAGCATCGTCCGTGATTCGATTCTTTGCCATCTCCGCGTACTCGGGGTTCATCTCGCACCCAACGAAGTTACGCTGGTGACGTAGTGCCACGACTCCGACCGTCCCCGAACCGGCGAACGGGTCAAGAACGGTGTCGCCTTCACGACTCCCCGCCAAGACGCACGGCTCGACCAACGCCTCGGGCATGACGGCGAAGTGCGCGCCCTTAAACGGCTTGGTGGAGATTGTCCACACGTCGCGCTTGTTGCGAAGTCCGGTCGGCTCGTACTCGTTGCCAGACTTCGTGGCGTGGAGCGGGTCGTCGGAGTCTCCGTACTTGTCCCCTCCAAATCGGGGCTGGGCCCGCTTGGTCATCTGTGCGGTCTGTCCGGGGGCGCCGTAGGGCGTGCGCTCTTGGCCGGGATCGTGGCGCTTCTGCGAACGCCCCATCTGGTGCTCGCCTGTCTTGAGTGTGTCGAACTCTGAGCCATTCCAGCCCGTCAAAGCTGGCTCTGCAATCGCGGCCGCATCGTAGAAGTACCTCGCGCTTTTACTCAACAGGAACAGGTACTCGTGGCTCTTGGTGCAACGGTCGGTGACGCTCTCGGGCATCGGGTTGGGCTTGGCCCAGATGATGTCCTGGCGAAGCCACCAGCCGTCGGCTTGGAGTGCGAAGGCCACGCGCCACGGGATGCCGATTAAGTCCTTCATCTTGAGTCCAATGCTCATGTGCTTCGCCTCGCGGATTGTTCCCGTCATCGCGCCCTTGTTCGTCACTTGCTTGGACGACTCGCCGGCCGGGCCCCGTCCTGAGCCAGCGTATGAGTCCCCCAGATTCAGCCACAGCGTCCCATCGTCAGCCAACACGCGCCAGACCTCACGGAACAGGTCAACCATTCCCTTGACGTACTCATCGGGAGTGGCTTCCAAACCCATCTGGTCGCCGTGTCCGTAGTCACGGAGTCCGAAGTAGGGCGGGGAAGTGATGCAAGTCTGCACCGAGCCGTCAGCGAGTTCTGCGAGGCGGATGCGAGCGTCACCGACGAGGATTTGAGCGTTGTTCATCCCTCACCCTTCGTATTATCGGTCAAATATGACACCAGCCGATCCCAAACGTACGGGTAATCGACCCATTGTTCGGAACGATTTCTTCCATAAGACCTGTGAATATCCAGACCTTCTTCGTTGGCGTGGTGCGACACTACAGACAACATGCACCGTCGTTGCGTCCCCGGTTGGATAGAGTTGCAGCGCTTAAACCCGTTCCTGCAAAGCTCCTTCACTTCTCACCGCCCTCTGTGTTATAGGGATAACATGACAAAACATCTTCGAGTTTCTGAGCGAGTTCTTTGGCAATCTCGACTGAGGCGCACTTGTGAAACGCGAAATCGTCGAAGTAGAGATACCCGTCCGCGAATATCAACCACGCGCCGCTATCAATCGGGTAATCGTCGCGCTCGGGCATCAAATCGGACGGGTTCCCCTGCCAATTGTGCCAAACCAATTCAGACATCCCGTCCTTCTTCCGGGTTTAGGTATTCGGAGAGCTCATCCATTAAGTCGATGCCAGTATCAGAAATAGCAAAAACAGGTTCTCCTCTTTTGTCCCTTGCGACAATCCAGTCTGCGCCAATTGCTTCAACGCGCTTGTCGCTGTAAGAATCACGACCAAAATAGCCACCGCAGAACCCGTAGAGCACGCTTCCGACTCTGATTATTTGGCTCATTTCGCCTCCTTCGTATTTCTAGAGGAATATGCCTTCATTCGGCTCCCTCAAACGTGTTGTCATTCCAGTCCTTCATCTGACCTCGGACAGAATCGACAATCGCGCGACCTTCAGAGCTCCGCATACGGACGACCAGCACCGGACATATATCAGCCGCGGTGTCTTTCCCGCCAAAGACGATGGTGGTCATTAGTCCACCGAGGAGGCTCCCCATGCCGGGTTCCTTCCCCTCCGCTCGCATTTTCTCCGCACTCTTTTCGCTTTCACGGTCGTACTCTTCTTGCTTGCGCTTAATGTCCTCGGCGGTCATCGTTGGGGGCGTGATGCAGAGACGATCCCACGGACACGTTGAACAGATAGAGGAACAACTAACGCCTTCCGCGAGAGCGTTCTTTACCTGTGAATAATCAGCCATTGTTTTCTCCTTGATTGGTTGTTGTATTACAGAGGGAATATGCAGAGTTCAGCGGGCTGTAGAGCCAGCGCAGGAAATCGAGCTCTGCCCACATCGCCTTGAGGTCGGCAACCTCGCACCACTCGCGGAACTCCTGAAAGTCAAAGTCAGGTTCGCGGTCCAGTGGGTCGCCGGTCATGTTGCACTCCTCGTTCGCGTCTCAAACACCTTGGCGAGTTCCGGCTCATTGTCCATGAGTTTGCGAGCCAGGAACGCTGTGTAGTTGTTGTTCAACTTGAACCCACTGGCGTCTGCGGTACGCATCATCCACGACCAACGCATCTGCTCGACGAGCAACTTCGCTCCGAACCTCTTGTGCCCGCGATTGAAGAGGATGAACGCAAGACGCCTGAACTCTTGGTACACGTGTGGGTTCGCCTGATCGAACGCAGCGGCGCGCTCTTCGATGGTGGCCGATGCAGGCATTTCGGGTTCGGTCATCGGGAGTAGGTCGAGGAGCGTCGTCATTTCGTGCAATCCCCGGTCTCACACTTCCAGTGCTGACCTCGAGCGCATGGAACGCAATCGCACATGCAGATTGTGTCGTCATCGTCGAATTGATCTGTTGTCATTTCACTCCCTTCACGAGTTGCTACGATTGTTGCACATAAAGTGCAACGTGTCAAGACTATCCGGCGACATTTCCTCCGGCGTTGATAAGTTGCTCGATGATTGACGACGCCTCACGCTTGGTCAGGTCTTTCAGACTCGTGATGTTGCGACCCAACATCTCTGAGACATGCGAGTGAACGGCCTCCTTGTCCACGCCAGCGTTGGTGAGCATGATTCTGATTTTGGCTATCTGTGGCTGCGTTGCAGCGGTGGGGTCAACAACCTGCGCCCGCTCCGGCTCGCTCTCCACAATCTCCGCATCCACCACATCTGCGCTCACCGCGTTCAGCACGCCCGAGACGATGCCAAGGGCTACGTCCACCTGCTCACTCGTCATGTCACCGAGCTTCTTGGGGAAGTTCTGCGCCAACCATGCGGGCTTGATGGACTCCTTCTCGTCTGCGTCCAGCATCCCGAGAGCAGTGTGCAGTGTCGCCACCTCGTCCTCGGTCGCCAGCGTCTCGCCCTCAATGACGGGTGCGGAGCGTTCCACCGCTGCGGGGGTCGCTGCCCTACGTGTGCGTGCAGGGGACGTTGGCTCGGGCGCAGAGAACGCCATGACCTCCTCGGGCGTGTAGCTCATGCCCGCAATCACGTCAGCGAACCACATGCGACACGCCTTAGACGTGACGCGGGCACCGAGCATCTGGTCTGGGTACTTCTTCCACCCGTCCCCACTGCCGAGCCCGGCGAGTTTGGCGTCCTCCATCGTGAAGGTGGTCTCCTCGTAGTCGTCCCAGTCCTTACGCTTGCACTTGGCCGTGGCGACCGTGCGCGTCGAGGTGAGGATGAACTTGTGACCAGCCTCCATGACGAGCGCACGAAGCAACTCAGCCGCCGCGCTGGGCTTGCCACTGATGAAGTTGATCTGTTGAAGCGCCTGCATCGGGCCGATGCCCAACTCAGCGCCGTACATGACGACTGCTAGAACCTCGTCGGGCTTGTTGCGCATGGCGCTCGGGACCATCGCGGTCTTGCTCACGGCTTGTGCCAGTTGCATGTACTCCGCGAAGTACGGGATACCGCCAACGATACGAGCCGGTGCGTGATTCTCCGGCACTGCCAATTCTTCACTCATTCTGATTCCTCTCCTAGAAGTTCCTTGATTGATTCAATTGCTTTGTACACACGCAGGCACGACTCGAAACCTTCCCACGCGACTGCCTCAGGTATCTTCGCAAACGGGTCTGACATCTTGACCGTGCCATCGGGCCTGAGGTATATGGTCCTTGCCCCGTTGAGTTCGGGGAGCGCATTGAAGCCAACCAGCGCCCCCTTCTCGTCGTAAATAGGCAGTTCACACGCCATGTAGCCGATGTGCTGCATGGCAACAGAGTCCTCGTACTCGCCCCCCGTTTTGTAGTCCAGGTTAAAGACACCTTCGGCATCAGGCCCGTCTAACTCACCGATACCATCGAAGCGACCACCATATTTGAGTGACCGGTTCAGTACCACGCACTCGACAAGGAGGAACTTGGGCTTGTAGGCCCTGTGGAACGCCTCGAGCGCGTCGACGTAGCCGTTGTCCTCTGGCAGCACCTTGACCGACTCGCCCTTGGTCCAGCGTTCTGCAACGTCATGGATGCGGGTGCCGGTCGCAGCTTTCGCTCGCCACTGGCGGTCGAACTCGCCACGCGCCCAATGCACGAATACTTCGTCATCGGTTCCCATCCGCGCGAGTGTCTGTTTCTTCTCGTTTGGTCGCCCCTTTAACAACCATTCACGATGCTTGGCGACAATGGCTTTCTTGCGGCGCGTATTGTTGAGAACCGCCGAGGCAGCAATTTCAGACGCGCTCCATTTGAGCGCGGGCTTGTCGATGACGTTGATTACAGTTGTCACACCGGGTACGAATGGACCGCCGGGGGTGACGCTGTACTTGTGTTTAAGTGCGTTGCTGAGGTCGCTCACTGCGCCTCTTCGCGATCCTTGAACCAGCGTCGCACCACCTCGTGTCCGACTTCCAGTTTCGTCTCCTTGCGGATAACCCGAGCAATCTTCTCGTTGGAGACACCCTCCTCTTTCATCGCGACGATTCGCTCTGCGAGTTTGGGTCGCATCGTCACCACCATTGTCATCACTTTGGATGCGGACATATCACCTCGTTTCGTTGCACAAGTGTAGCAGTCTGCTCGGCATGTTGCAACAATCGAGCAATAACAAACCCCCGACACCGTGAAGGGATGCCGGGGGTTTGCCCTTGTGAGAGGCGTCCTTTAGGGGACGCACACAGATTACAGTGCCTGTGTGCCCCTACAGCGTCTTTTTAAGATGGAGACGGAGTGGTTGTACCTTGCGGTCCTTGCGGTCCTGTGGCTGTCCCCGCAGATGGACTCGTCGCCTCGTGCTGTTGAGCCAAGAGTTCGGTGATTTGAGCAGCCATCGCGGTCATCGCCGCATCCTTCAACTTCCCCTTGGTCTGTTGGAAGATTGGTGCCCCGATGTAGCCGAGCAATGCACCCATCCACTTCCACTTGACCTCGAGCGCGCGCAGTACGACACCGAGAGCAAGCCCACCGAAGGTGAGTATCCCTGCTGCGGTCGCGAGCGTGACGTGAAAGCCCAGTTTGGCGATGATCGAGACGATGAACGGCAGGAGGAACGGCACGACGAATCGTGAAAGGTCTTTCCAGAGACTCGGCGCCGGGAGTGCTGCTGTTGTCGGACCTGCGGGTGTGGTGGTCATGGTTCCTTCTTTCTAGGGATTGACGGCGTTCCAGCCGTCTTGAGGTGTAACGGTGTAGATATTCACGAAGTTGTACAGCCAGCCAGAGAAGCGCATGGACTCACACACTAAAGCTGAGCATATCCACGACTGCTTGCGCGCACCACGGAAGGCTGGGAACCAATCCCACGTGGCGATGTCCAAGGCTATAGCAATGATGGTGCCGATACCGTAGCGGACGCCCACCTGCGCTTTCGCGAACGCTAAGAGTTCGTGACGATCACAGGCGTCTGGAGGGGCCATCGTGAATATGCGCCCATCAAGAGCCACTTGGTCGAGTCGACAAGTATTCGTTACCCCGCGCAACGTGGCTTGGATGACGAACGAGGTCCCGTCCACGTCGACCTCATCCCCCACGATGAACATGTGATTCCATTGGCTCCCGCGCTTGAAACGCAGGTGTTCACCTAGACGTATCAGTCGACCCATGACGCCGGTGCTGTACGCAAAACCGATGTCACCGGGCTGGGGCGTCACTCGAACCACCAGCAGCCGTCCACGCACGCCGCGAAGTAATCGCGAGTCAGACGGTTAATCTCGCCCCACGTCACGATGCCGTACGAGTACGTGTTGTACTCGACAAGGGCCACTGCGTGCTGCCATGCCTTGTTCGGTTGGTCGCCCCGTCCCGAGTCCACAGTCCACAGGCCGTCTGGCACCGCATCTTTCCCGATCGCCGAGGGCGTCAACGACATCGTGAGCAGGACGCCCCTGTGGTCGATCATGGCCTGTTGGACGAGCAACTGCTTCGTGAAGTCAACGCTGCCGAAGTCCTTGATGAGACCCCTCGACTTGAGCCACGTGAACCAACCCTCGGGGTAGACTCCCGTAGTGGCCGACGGCTTCTCGTTCAGCGTCGCCAGATACTGCGCGTAGAGTTCGAGGGTGTAGCCCGTGTGCGGAGGGCGAAAGCCGAGACGATACAGCACCCGTTTCACCGTGCTCGCCTTCGTGACATTCTGACACATGCGCAGATGTTCAGTCGCCGCGACCACGCAGTCTCCATCCACATCGTTGCCGAGCATCCCCCAATTGCGGATGCCGCCACGAACGTCGTAGGCGCTCGGGACTATCACGATGTCTTCCTTGCGGTTGGACGCGTGGCTGGTGCACGTGATACCTTGTTCACGCTGGCGAGCAACTTCTCGTGGTGCTCCTGCGCTTGAGCCATCTTCTCGGCGTGGTGTTCACGAGCCAGACGTAGCGCAGCCCTGTGGTGGAGTTCAGCCTGCTTCACCAGAGCCTCGTGTTGCGCGTCGAGTTTGGCGTGTAGGGGCGCAATGACGACACGATGTACCGCACCGAACACCACCTTGCGCAGTCGCGGCCAGAAGATGCTCAACACGATGAACCCGATGACGCCAGCCACAATGTTGCCAGCCCAATTGGTCAACTGAATCTGCTGGAACAGGAAATGCCAGCCGTGGAACCACGAATGATACAGCCAGTGCCAGGTCCCGTACCATGCAACGTGTATGACTCTCATTAGCCGTCCTTCCCGTGTGTGCTGGGACCAGTCCCCAGACTCTCTTCAATGCGATTGATGGCGTCACGTGTGGTCGAACCACCGTTGGGTTTCTTGTCCGCGACGAGTGCCGCCAGCATCTCACTGTGGCTCGAGACGACTGCCACAAGCCCCGGCTTAGGGTTGGGGTTCAGGTCGTTCGGTTCCTCACCCACCAATGCGATACGTGTCTCACGTGCGTCTGACGCAGCTTGATTGAGGCGTTCAGTGAAGTGGCCCACGCTCCACGTCAGGAGCGCGATGACAAAAGAGCCAAGGATTATCGCGACTGTCTCGTCGAATGTGAACGCGACACCGGATGAGCCAACCAACATGATCTATCTCCGTTCGACGACCGCCCTGATGGCGGCGAGGGGGGTATGAGCGGGAACACGAAAAAACGATTGCGGTGTTATGACTTTCCTGGTCATAGTGCCAAAGCGTAGCCACGTTTGGGGCTGTCGTCCGTCATGGGGGGAATTGGGACCGTTCGCCCAGACGTAGGACGGGTCTCCTTGTTGGCCCATCGAAAGTGTAAGCACGTTGCCGAGTCCGTCGACGTGGACCGCGATGGCCGTGTGCCAACCAGTACCGGGTCCGTAGACCACCACGTCGCCGGGGCGCACCTCATTGATCGTGGCACCGACTCCGTTCTTTCGTAGCAGCGCAATGTGCTCACCGTGGCTGAGCTCGGTTCCCGTGTAGCCCTCGGGCACGCCATAGCCGAGCCCCATCGGGTCAGGAGCATTGGCCCATGCGTACATGGCGCGTACTGTTGCCGAGCAATCGCCGACGAACGGCACGACGCCTCGACGCAGCACGCTCTCCATGCGCTGTGGCCCTTCGGTGTAGGTGCAGCGCGCGCGTTCAGTCTCAAGCCATTGATACCAGTGGACGATGGCTGCTCGGGCGTCGTGCATAGGTCAGTCCCCGAACCACGTCCAGGTAGGTGCAACTGAGTAGGTGAGGGCAATGGTCATTATGAGGCTGGCCCCAGTGATGAAACGTGAACATTCCCCGAGGAATCTACAATTAGATATTTGTCACCCGCCACGAAAGCGGGTCTGTTGCCAATGGTTAGATGCCCCGCTGTGGTCATATTGCCCGAACCGTCGTCAAGGGTATTGCTGGGGGAGCCCGTTGTGTTATAAGTAACGACGCCAGGGTTAGCCACCCTTAGGGCGTTGATGTCATTACCATTATTGGGACGCAGACCGACGATCCCGCCGTCGCCCATTACCCAAATGTTTAACCCGTTATCGGAATATGTACTTGGCCCGTTCGTAGGTCCAGCAGTAAGCTCACTACCTGCTGACTTGACTATCCCCGGTGTCACTATATTCCCCGCTGCGTCTTGACCGACTCCGTGAGTATTGCTCGCGTAATCAAAAGAATATGGCACCGTGCAAATCGTTGCGGGCATCGTATTGGCAATGGACACGAAGTAATCACATCCCGTTGAAACGGTCAGTCCAGTCGCCCACGATGCGCTTGCGCCATTAGCGGTATTTCCAGTTATGGTGGCGTTGGTCGCGCCCGAGTTGAGAAGGATTGCCGAACCAGTTGCTGAGGTTCCCGAAGGGTTCACGAACTTGTTGTTAACGATGGTCGGTGATGCACCCGAACACACGACTCCATTCGTGGTAACTCCTAGGAACACGTTCCCATTAACGACACAATTGGGTCCGGTGATATTTATTCCCGTTGGGCAGTTTATGAATTGATTTCCCAGCACGTTGATTTGGGCGCTGGCGCTTGGTAGATCGACACCCACCCCACCCGCACCCGAAGCGTTGAAGTAATTTCCTATTAAGTCGATGGCCGAATTGACCGTTGCAGCCGTGATGCGGACCGCCGCGACAGTTACCCCGTCGAAGACACACCCTCGGATATGGGTGTCGAGATTTCCCGTAGAGCTGGTGGCGTCGATGAAAAGTCCAATCTTTGACCCTCCACCAATTTCGCTGCTGTCGATAGTGAGGTCAGAGTTGTTATTCGCCGCGCCGTGGACCCATACAGAGTATGAATTGGTGGGACCGACCGGAGCCGAAGCAATCGTCTTACTGATGTAGACAGAGGCGTTCTGACCGGAACTGTTGTCAATCTCAATCATCGCTACAGTCGATGCCGTCGCACCTGCAGCCGTGAAGTATCCACGATTGATGTACACATCGGTCGAGTTCGATGAGTACACCGCTTTGGAGTAGCCAGTGACGACAACATCCTCTAGAACGGGCAAGAACGCAGTTAGATTGAGGCCGATGCACGTACTCGCGGCACCCTGGACGAGCGATATAGCGAGGCGAGAAATATGAGAATAGCCCTGCGTAATATTGAACATGTTCACGCCATCGACACCGATGAGTTGTGTCCCGCTGGTAAGTGCGGTGGAGAAATTGCCTGGGGTGGGGCCGACTGTCTCGCCCTCTATCGACACGCTGTACGGAGTGGCGTTTTTGAGGGTTAGCGGGCCAGTAGCGACGATGTACTGACCAGTGGGGAAATAGACCCGCCCACCGAGAGCAGTGTTGCAGGCGTTCAATGCTGACTGGATTGCTGCGGTGTCGTCGGTGCCGTACGCATACTTCGCGGTCGTTACAGTGGTGCTCGCTGCTGCTGTAAGGGTGACGGCTGTCGCACTCACGTAGGCAGAGATAGTGGTGACGAGAGTAGCCCCACCAGCCCCTGCACCTGGGATGATGATGGACTTTCCCACATCACCTGCGACGAATGAAGCGCTCGCCGAAGTGAAGGCGGTGAGTGTCGCGGTGATATTCCCATCACCGACGTAACTCGTTTTACCATCGCCCTTGGCCCCGTACGCCTTGACGTTAAAGACCTGTCCACCCTTGTCCTCGAAGCCGATGATAGGGCCGGTCATTGTGCCACCGGCGAGGGGCAACATTGGGCCACCTGCGACTGGTAGTGATCCGGCCCCGGCGCCAACAGGGACTTGTCCCGCAGTCAAGTTCCCCAAAAGATTTGTGACCTGATTCGCCTCGTCGAAGTCGATGGCACCACCCACCAGTGAGACAGTGGCGCCAGCATTGTGCGAGGTGGCTGAGGTGCCATCGTAGCCACGTCCACCCGTTGCGACAGTGACTGTAATACCTGACTCAGTAGTACAGAGTATCTTTTCTTCGCTCGCAGTACCTCGGTCGATGACGACTATGAAGTTCGCTGGCGAAGCCCCAGGCCACCCCGTTGACGATGCAATGTTGAAGGTAGTATCTGTCGCCCCCATCGGGTTGGCGAGCGTGGTGGTCGTCCCACCCCCCGCGTAGTACCTACGTTGAAATGCTGCCATTAGTTTGCTCCGATCATGTGATTAGGCCACTTGTTGCCGTCTTGAGGGTCACCATGCAGATGCCGTTAAAGCCACCTGTCGGCAGGTTGCTGGGCTGGTACCACACCATGTCGATGTTGTCCACGACAACGCCCCACGAGGCTTGGCCCTCTTGGTAGGTGATAACACTCTGTGTCGCACGTAGCCCTTCGAGATACGCCATCTCCCCGTACACGTTCATGTTGCGGGGACCGGCCTTGGTGTCTATCGAGTCCCAGAAGCGCAGCGCAGCGATGATGAACTTGCCTGCGGTGACAGCAGGGAAAGCCTGCAATGTGGCGCGTCGAACCGTGGTGGCAACCGTGTTGGTGCTGGTCGCGTTGAGGGTGAGATTCGTCTCGAACAGTTCTCCGTAGACATTCGGGATGCTGAACTGATTGCTCGTCCCGTCCACCGTTCCAAGCGGTGTCGTTGTCTTGTCGTCCTGATTTATTGATGCGGTGACGCTTGACGCAGTACTCGTCGTGTCGATGGAGTAGGCGACGAGCACCTTCTGGTCAGGGATGCGAAAGCCGATGTAGCCCGAGTAGACGTTGCTGCTCGCGACGTAGGTCGTCGCCTGCGTGTAGACACCCACGCCCTGCACGACGAACACTGGCGCACCATTCCACCAGTCCATAGACGTGATTTCGCCAGTGCCCGAGACCATGAGGTGCGACGTGTATGCCGGTGTCTGGTCGCCGGTAAACGTCGAAATGTCGAGCCAACCGAGTCCCGTACACGTCGAGGACGCCTTGACCGCAGACGCCGAGTAATTGGACCAGCCGAAGTACACGAACCGCTGATTGGCGGTGAAGCAGCGAACCGGCTTCGTGACCTTCTCGATGAGGTTGGGGATGATGGGTCCGATCTTGAGCAGCCCCGTGTCCTGACCCGAAGGGTTGATTACCCCGAGTGTCTGACAGAATCGCATCCCGAGACTCGTCCCGATGAGGATGTAGTTCACGAACGCGAAGAGCGAGTAGACGACCTCGCCAGGGGGCAGCGGTGTGGCGACTGTAGGCGCGGTCAGCGTCGTGCCGTCAGACGCGAACTGGGTCTTGTAGATGCTCGAGACCGTGGCGCTCGCGCCAACGCCCGCGAAGCCTCCGACGTAAATCCAACCATTGCCACCGCACGCGCTGTTCCACGTCCACGTCGCCTCGGGTTGGGTGATGAGCGCAGTCGGCCACGAAGTTATAGAACCACCGACCTGATAGAGCGACGTGCCGTTGGCGACGAGCAGCACGTTCGATGCGTAGGTCACAAAGTACACGTTCTGGCTTGCGACATTCACCAGTTGGCTCGTCGTCCACGTGCCTGCGACACAGGTGTAGACGCCACCAGTCCCGCACGCGATATAGATACTCGCGCCATCGCTGCACATAGAGACTGGCGTGCCAGTGAGACCCGTGAGCGCGGTGTAACTCGTACCATTGGACGAATACGACACACCCGAGGCGTTCAACTTCACGAGGTAGCCGTTGACCACGAGAATCTTGCACGTCGTATCGGTGTCAGCGACGAGTTGTGTGGTGTCAGGGAGTTGCGAGACGTACCACTTGTTCGTGAACACGTCGACACCTTGACCGTGACGATACCGATTCGGCACCGAGCCGTGACGGTCAGCGAAGAGTTGACCTGAACCCCACGACCAGTCGTTCATCTCTGAGCGCCATAGGCCCTCAGGGTTGATGGTCCCTTCACCGGGTTGGTTCGAGATGTCCGAGGCGTTGCGCTGTGCGGGGATTGACGAGTGGCGAAACGAGTCACGACGCCCGAACTCGAAGGTCGAGTCGATCATGTAGCCGTGTCCACCTATGGATACGTCATACGTCCCCGGTACGTCGACCGAGATGCCCGCTTCGGCCCAATAGAGCGGATCGTCGAAGGCGGCGAGTACACCCATTAGCGGCCCATCTGATTCCCGTAGAGTTGCTTGAGGCGCGATGCCTCAGCGTTGATGCGACGCTGGCGGAGCTGCAAGACACCTGCCACTGAGTTCATCACTGCACCCGGTGGAACCTCGGTCGCGCGGCGCGAGTCAGGCGCCGAGTCGATCTGGTTGCGCTTCACTTCACGAGGCGCAACGATGGCGACCATCGCGCCGAGCGGGGGCAGGTCGTACATCGTCGACGACAGGCCCGCGACCGTTGTGGCGTCATCGGTGAGATTGACGAAAGGCGAGAACTGCGCCTTGTAGGTGACACGAAACGGCATACCTGGATAGCCGCCTTCGTTCAACCGCAGCGCGTAGCCACTCGGGAACGCAGTCGTATCAGCGTTTGAGGTCAACGCGAACTTGCTGCGTGGGACTGGCACCCAGTAGCCGACAGGGTAGGGACGCTTCTGCTGGACCGAGATGATGTCGATGAGACCTGTGACGCCGGTGAGGTCATAACCAATAGTTGCAGGATTGTAGGTGAACTCTACTGACTTGACTTGGTAGAGATTGTTGTCTGGTGAACACAGGTCAGCGAGGTCATCGTTGATGGCGCACATGACATCGAACTGGCTGAACCGTGGCGAGAGATAGACGAGCGCACCCGAGGCGTGATTGGCCTCTAAGGAACCACCGTAGCCTGGTACGACCGTGATGGTGTTGCCATTGACCGACTGCACGTAGAACAGTTCGAGGTCGATGGCGAGAATCTTCTCGGGACGTAGGTTGGCGAGAATCGTACCTGCGGGGTCTGACACCACGAACGACGTGGCACCAGCGGTATACGCCCCGTTGAGGGTAAGCGATTCGACTTGCTGGTCGGGCTGTAGGCGACGAAGCGCCTGTTGAATCATCGAACCCAAGGTCGCCATCAGGTCTCCCTCGGGATCGGCAACAGTTCCATCTCCTCAAGAGTGGGGACGTTGGTATTGAGACGCTGCGTACACGTCGGGCAGAAAGCGTGTGAGCCGGAGTATTCAGGGATACGTGCGACCTGCTCGGGGGTAAGCCCAAGTTCCAAATCGCTCCACGCGGGGGGTCGGTCCCCGTCCCCGTTCACCTGCGTATTCGGCAGACATGAGAGGTCCAGATGCCCGCTCTCGAACAAGATACGCTTCACGTCCGCAGGTTCCCAGTAGTCCTTACGTGGCTCGAGCAGATACTGGAGACCACCGACCTCGAAGAACCGCGTCGAGTTCACGCGCACGAGGTAACGCCGCTGCGTTGGCTCGACCCATTCGATTGGCTCGACATCGGGGAGTTCCAACTGATCGCGCCCGATTGCGTCGAGGTACTTGCGCGCAGTCTCGTCCCATGTGAATTGCTGGGCGACCTGCTGGGCGTTGGAGCGAGCAGCGCCAAGAGCGACCTCGTAGTTGAGGTACACATCCTCCATCGCCGCGCACAACTCGTCGAAGTCAGGCTCCCACCATGACCCCGCAGGTCCGTGATGGAATGATTGCGGCGGTGTCTCCTGCAAGGTCCAACCGAGTGGGTAGGTGATGAAGTCGCCATAGGCCGCATGACCGTGAGCGTTGGTGGCAATCGTGGGGCACCCCTGCGCGATGGCCTGCAAGGGACGCATCCCGAACCCTTCACCTCGCGAGGGCTGCACGTAGCAGTGCGCCATCGCGTATAGCGCGCGCTCTTCGTCGTCGGTCAACTTGCCGGTGATGAGGTGTATGCGGTCGTCCTGGGGAAACTCACTGGCTTTGGCAGAGTGGACGAACAGGCGTGGTGCGGGACCGTCTGGGATACGCCCATCGAACACCTTGCGAAACGCCGCGATAACGAGGTCTGAACCTTTACGTTGCCCACCGCCTGAGATGAGGAACGTGAAATGAGGTTCGTCAAGCGTCGGGCGTTCCATTGGGAACCACTCGGTCGGGTCGATCCCGAGAGGGACGTACCGCACGTTCTTGTGGTAGCGGCTGAACAGTTCCTTGTTCTGCTGGCTCGGGACGATGATGGTGTTGAACACGTCGAGCGATTCGCGAAACGGCTCGGGGAGCAAGTTCGATTCCCACATGGAGAGCAGCGATGTCGACTGACCCTTCCAGTGGCCTCGGTAGTGCCCCGGCGTAGAGAGCCATGACACGTGACCGGCGATTGCCGAGCGACCGTTGGTGTGGGGAATGAACTTCTGTGCGCCTGAGTTCTGAGGATTCGGCAGGTCATCGAACACGTCGACGCCTGAACGCTTGATGGCTTCTGCAAGGCAAGTTCCCATTCGGCCATAGCCCAACTCAGTCGAGTGGACGTACAATAAATTCATTCGCATGTAACCGCACCTGCTATCATGTTCATATGATACGACCTGAATTGTTTTGGAAGAAAGTTGAAATCAAAGGGAGGAACGATTGCTGGGAATGGCAGGCCGCCAGACTCCCAAAAGGATACGGGCTCTTCGGAGTTGACGGTAAAAATAAACTCGCGCATCGCGTCTCCTATGAGATGGCGCATGGTTCGATACCCGAAGGACAACTCGTATGTCATTCGTGCGACAACCCTCCCTGCGTAAACCCGAAGCATCTCTGGCTTGGTTCGCACGGGGACAACCTTCGTGATATGTCTACCAAGGGCAGAGGAGGAACGAATCGTGGTGAACGTAACGCGAATAGTCTTCTCACCCCTGAACTGGTAAAAGCTATCCGTCGAGAGTACGTCCCGGCCCCCAGGGGACCAGGGATCAAACCAGGAAGCCACCGTTGGCTTGCTGCTAAGTACGGTGTCAGCCGAGCCACGATTCAGCAACTTCTTGAAGGAAAATCGTGGAAGTGGGTTGACTGACCTAGGCACTCTGCACCGCCTTCGCGTCTGTGATGCGCGCTTCCATCTCTTTGCGGATTGAAGGTGCCATGACGACGCTGTGTTCGAGCTCGAACTTAGTGGTGGCCTTCGCGCTTATCTCCGATGACCCAAAGACGTTCTTCGGCTGGTAGCCTTGGCGACGGAGTTTCTTATATTCCTCCATATCCTTCGTGCGAACCGACTCCGTGTGGCGACGCTCGCCCGCTCCCATCCCTTGAAACTGGATGGAGCCGACCTTGATCTTGAAGCACGGGGCACACCCGACATGCTGGCCTTCGTGAACTTCATCGCTCATCACAACCCCGCCTTCTGATTCAGCGCGTTCAATGCACTCAGCCCTGTGGTCCCTGCAATGGCGTTACACACCGCGTCGAGTCCAAGATTCGTGGTGCCAGCCTTCGTATTGAGGGCTGCGAGTATGCCGAGATTATGCGTGCCTGCGTAGGCGTTCACCGCTGCGAGTTCGCCAAGGTCCGTCGTGCCCGCAAGGATGTTGAGGACAGCCAGCCACCCAGTCGTAGGGGTACTCATGCGATGCAACCTCCGTAGCCTGTCCCATACGATGTGTAGTTCGTGAGCAATGTCACCTGTGCAGCGGTGAGTGGCGTCGACGCGCCGCCTTGAAAGAAGGCTACCGGGTAGGGGCTGTGCGAGGTCGTGTGCGCCGTAGGCACCTGCGTCGCGGGGAGCGGATCGATGTAGTACGTGGTCACGTAGGGTGCGGCGGGGTCAAAAGGATTCCACGGGTAGACCGCGCTCATGTCGGTGTTGGAGTTCTCCGCAGTCGCGTCGCTCTGGACCACGTTGCCGTCAGAGAGTATCCAGACGTTCACCCCACGCTCGCGATTCTCGTAGTGCTGCCAGAGGTCGCGTTGGTCTTGTGACGAGTCCTCATTGAAAGTGGGGACCAGTTTGACGACAGGAGGTGTGAACAAACTCACGAGAGGCTACTCGCCCTTCGTGACCCGAATCTCTGGATCGGCTGGTACGCCACCTACAGGGGCTTGGATGCCCCACACTGGGTCCGAAACGAGGTTCTGGGGCTTCTGAATGGGCTTGGTATCGCCCGTCTGAGTCTTGCCAAAACGATTCGTGTCCGCGTAGGGCCGTGAATCGCCAGGTGTTGCTTGATGACCTTGAGCGTCAGCACCGCCGCTCTCGGGGGCTTTCGCCCACGTCTGCTTAGGATTCGCCATCGAGTCCTCCGTTCGCTGGATAGAACTCGCCTATGTCCGAGAAGGAGTCCTTGGGCATGACGTAGACGTGGCTGTTGCGAGCCGATGAATCAGCGGTGTTGCGCACTGAGTTGCCATTCGATGCAGCGAGTCGGCCTGACGAATCGGGCGTGTCGAATGGGACGCCACGAGGGACTTCGCTGCCAAAGGTCTGCGTGCTGGTCGGTTCTGCGAAGTTGCTCGAGGCGTGCAGCGACGTGTTCGCCTCGACCCCGCGCAGGTTCTCGGTGGGGCCAGGATTGCGGTAGGACGCCTCAGGGAGATTGACGCCCTTGCCGTCCTTGCCACGCGCACCCATGCGTGCCGTGTCGGGGAGCGCACTCACGCCTTCGGCCCTGCGTGCTGCTGGGTCTATAGCCACGGGATGCTCCCTTCGTTGTTAGTCTCGCCGTTCATCTTACCTTCGGCAACGATGCCGTGGTCGAATGATGCATCGTTGGCTGCTGCGAACTGAGGACGCGGAGGGACTGTGCCCTCGGACATTCCAGCGATCATCTCAAGGTCGGGCTTGAGCCCGAGTCCACTCTGCGCGCCAGACCAAGGAACCTCAGCGGGGAGACGTGAGCCAGTCGTTTCAGTGTCGTTGACTTGACCTGCCATCACTTGCTCCATTTCTTTGCGTTACGAGCGAAGTTCGCTTCCTTCTTGACCTTACCGCTTACTTTGGGATTCGCGAGGTCTTTACGTGCCTGCTCTTGAACTGTGTTGCCGTTGGCCTTCGCTCGCGCGGTGTACTTGCCCTTGTTGGCAGCTTTGATCTTGATGGGCTTCTGTGCCATGTCACACCTCCGGGTGTGCGATGCTTTCGATTGCGGCGACCTGCTCGGGAGTCAGCACCGAGAGGTCGATGAAATCCGGCCCGTGGTCCTCACTGGGTGCAGGTTCAGGTGCCTGTTCAACCACCGGCTCGGGAGCAGGCTCGGGTTGAGCGACGACTTCGGGCGCCGGTGGGTCGACGGGAACGGGAGGGTGGTACTCGTTGGCTGGTGCCTCGGTGGTTCCCTTGTCCAGTTCGATGACGGGCGCACCTGTCGCGGACACCTGCGCTGGCTGAGGACTCGTGGCGACCAACTGGTGCGTCGCCATGTCGACAGTCGCCCCGCACGCGAGACACTGATACGTGCGCACGAGGGGCTGCATGAGGTCGCTGCGCCCACAATTGGGACACTGTTCGGCCATGTGGCCTCCTTGCTAGTGCAGTGGGAGGAGGCGAACCCCCTCCCACCACGTTGTGCGTTACAGGTCGATTGCGGGGGTGTCGGTTCCGGCGACGGTGTTCGCACCGATGCTCGATGCGCACTCTGCGCGCCAGACAGACGGTGCACGGAAGATTCCGTAGCCACCCATCCACTTCCAACCGAGAGGCTGGAATCGACGCAGGGAGTCGGTGATCGGACCCATGACCACGACGGGCTGTGGCCCGTTGCCGTCCTTGATGGCCCACACCTTCGCGAGTGCCTGACGACCGAGGAACAGTGTCGCGTAGACATCGGTGTCTGTCGTTGACGAACCAGCGTCAGCGAAGAGCGGAGCAGTCGGGGTCTCGATGAACCGAGCACCCGCGAACGAACCGATTTCGCCACGGAAGATTCCGTCAGGGGCCGAGTAGACATGCGGCGCGATGAGGGCCTGGTTGCCGGTCTCGTTCCAGAGGTCGAACGACACATCCGGGTGGATGAACGACAGGTAATACCCGCCGTAACCAGGGACGTTGTTTCGCTTGAGTGCAGCGACGTTCAGACGAATGTCGAGTGCGCGGAACGTGTCATTGGGAGTGATCTGGTTGCGAGCACCCGGAGTGACACCAGTGGCGCCAGCCGAGTAGTTCACATTCGATCCTGCCAACAGCGCGATCTTCGCCAACTCGTCGAGTGAACGTCCAGCGTTCTCACCAACGACGTTCGCCTGAACCTCGTCGATTGACACGAACGATTCGCCACGCAGAGCGGCGGTCGTGATGGTGCCATTGCCGTACTCACCGAGCGTCAAGGTGACCTGCGAGGAGGTCATCGCAACGGGCGTGATGTCGGTCGATTCGTTCAGCGACGTGGTGGCAAGCGCCAAGTCACCCTGGATGTTGAAGATGACGTTGGAACCAGCCATTGACTGATTGGTCGGCTTCACGTCGGCCACCTGGTCGTAATACTGCTCAGGTCGCAGAGCGAAGTAGGCCAACATGTCGTACGCAGTCTGCACGTAGTCGACAGTTGAAGTGGTGGTATATGCCATTTTTAGGGCCTCCTAGCCCTGGCTTAAAACTCCGGCATCACTCCGACTAGACCCTCACGATTCTTGAAACCGGGCTGGCCTTGGACCTCACGAACAATCGCCATGACCTCACTCTGAGATTTGGCATTTCGTAGGGCGACTCCAAGGTCCACATCGGTCCCACCGGCAGGTGCACCATTGGCCGCGCTCAGGATTGCCCTCTGTGCCGCCTGCTCGTCGGCTGTGGGGCCGGACTGCGGGGACGGCGTGGCTGCGAGAATACCCATCTTCTCAGCATGCGCTTTGATGGCGTCTGCTTCGAGTGGACCCTCGTAACTCTGAAAGACAAGATCCCTTGCGGGGTGATCTGGTACTCCTGCACGCTCGAGCGCCACCTGGAGTTCCATCTGCGACTTCGCAGCGTTGGCCGCTTCCAAATCGCGTTGAGCCTTACGGCCTTGGCGAAGAAGCGCCTGAACTTCGGGAGGCAACTGCTGGTGTTCGGGTTGTAGTTCGTCGTCGTTCTGCATTGACATTGATTTCTCCTTAGATACACGTTCGCAACGGAGGGTGCGTTCGGGGTAGCCGGAATTGGCCTATGCAACAAAGTGGCGTGGCATGACACGTGACCCCACTCGAGTGAAGCGCACACCTCAGGTCAATCTATGACGCCGAGGGCAACATTCTTCAAGCAGAAGTAAAACACATCCGTGTAACTATGTCAAGTACCTGTGTCAGAAGGGCTTTTGCCCCTCGACAATCCAAGCAAGAAAGCCAGCGGCTGAGGCGCCGAATACCACACAGCACCAACCCACGATGATGTAGAGCGGCCAGCCAGGTTCGTCCTTGATGCAGTCAGCGTCGTGTCTCGAGCGCAAACACGTCGTGTCGTGGATGCGACGCTGCTCGAGAACCTGCTGTCTGTTCATCTAGCCTCCTACGAAGTGCCGAACCCCGCGCCCGAAACGCCACCCTGTGCCGCAGTGAAGCCACCACCACCATTGGACGGGGCGGCGCGAGTCTGAGCCGCACGCTGCACTGTCTGGAGCGCGGCGGCGTTCCCCTCCCCGGCGGCGAGCAATGTGGACTGATCGACGACGCCAGGGCCGTTCTGGGCAGTCCCGAGTTGTGCCGACTCGAAGCCAGACTGAGCCATCCCTGCAAGACTGTTGAGCCCATTGCCGAGGTTGTTGCCAAAGAAGTTCGCTCCCTGCGCTGTCGAGAGATTGTTCTGTCCTCCGTTGGTGAGAAACGCCTGGAGTGCATATGCCTTGGACTGCCCGATTTCCCCGAAGCCTGTAGTGACCCCCTCCCCGCCAGCGACCGCCGAGTTGAACTGCTGCTGGAGGGTGTTGACGGTGTTGTCAGGGTTCAAGTAATAACTTGCCAGTTGACCAGGAGTTAAGCCCTGCACGTAGCCGTAGTTCTTGAGTTCGTTGGTGACACTCGGCAGGGCATTGATGGCGTTGGTGTACTCGGTGGTGATCCGAGCCGACATCTCGTTTGTCGAGACATCGCCAGCCCACGCATTGCCGATGTCTTGGGCCGTGATAGTCCCAGGCACCATACCAGCAGTTTCAGCCATTGCTTGAATCTGCTGGCGATAGGCCAGATACCCAGCGATCCCAGCCCCCGTATTGGCGTCGGTGTTGGTGTAGCCATTCTGGATGCGCTGGTTGTAACCGGGCATGAGGGCATCAAAGCCTGGGGCCGTGTTGATGGTCGACGAGATGGTAGCTGCGATGTCGCTCGCGGTCATGCCTTGTCCGGCGAGGGTCTGAATCTGCTGATTTATCCAGGTCGACAGGCCACCAAGTCCGATGGAACTCGCCCAAGCGTCGACCGAGGACGTAGCGTTCTGCTGGTTTGAGAGATTGGTGTCAAAACCACCTTGGACGGTCTTGATTGTCCCGTCAGACATAACCTCGGTGATGGTGCCGTCAGGGTTGAAAGTGGTCGACGCTACCGTAGGCGCAGCAGCGGTCGTCGTAGGCGCTGTTGCTGGACCCTGGACAACCCCTGGAGAAGTCGCGGTAGGTGTAGCCCCGTTGGGCGTCAGCCCAGTAGTGAAGTCATTGGTGCCAGGAATCTGCGTGTTCGGGATCGTGGTCTGGCTCGAGATGGTGTCAGCCGACCCGTTGGAAGGACGAGCCGCAACTGGGGACTTCTTTGCCTTACGTGGCTGGTCACTCATCAGTCACCCCCGAATCCGAACTGTTTGGCGAGCTGCGTCGTCACGTCCGTAGCCATCTGATTGGCCGTGTTGGACTGTTGCCACTGCGGGAGAGTCGTCAACTTCTGTTGTACCTGGTCAAGAGTAAGAGCCGTCTTGACGCCCGTCTTGGGGTCGGGCGTGGCAATCGCCCAATTCCACTGCGGGGAGGTGAAGTCGATACTCCCTGGAGAGATGCCCATCATGCCGCCGATCAGTTGAGCGTAGGGCGAGACATACTGCTGCGGTGTGACGCCCTGCCCGATTGACGGGCCGAGACTTGGGTAGAAGTTGGTCGCCATCTGCTTCATCGTCTGGGTGAACTGCTGCTGGAAGCCATTGATGAGGTTGGTCGAGCCGAACGACGAGCCGGTGCCGGTGTAGTTCTGGAGGGCCTGCTGGACCTGATTGATGAGGAACTTGTTGTCGACCAGCGAACTAGAGGGACTGTTCGGATTGTACATGAGGTACT